CGCTCAGGCTCTCAGAGAGAGTCACCAAGACTCCCGCAGTCTGTTAAGTAACAGACTGGGGTCCTCACAATGGAGGGCCCCACCAAGGCTATCTGTGGCTACTCACATGGAAAGTGAGTTACCATGGCCTAGCCCACCTCAACTTGATGCGAGCGGTTGAGGGTCGCCCAGCACGCTGAAGGTGATCCTTATCGAAGAAGGGCTCATCGCCTCTCTTCAAGAACCACTTCATCAAGGCTCCGTAATCATCCACCTGTGAAGATGGAGATTCGGAAGTTACCATAGCACCCTTGACAAGAGGGTGGCTGTGGTGACTGTCATGTTTGTACTCCTGGCTAGGGAGCCACTCAACATGACGACCCAGGAGACTGGAAGTTTCTAGTACAGCTGGAAAGGGAATAATCTTCCCGATCAGCTCATCTAGGTATCTCACCGTCGTCTCGAAACCAAGCTTATCAAGCTGGTTCCGAAGCGAAACGGTGGACTCCAGTTCACCAACGTCCTGTCGGCTGTCCGGTAGGAAAGTACGCACGCGTGCAACCGTAACAGGCTTGCCCGCGTAGTACTCCATGCCACAAGACTCTCTGAAACTGCCAGTCCAGAAAGACTTGTTGGTATTGACTCGAAGCCCAAAAGCTTCGAGTTCCGTGACAACCTTCTGCACGTATTCCACGGGGACAATGATGTCATCCCCGTAGACGCGCACCCGACCATAGAAGGACTTAACGTCCTCCATGGTCAATGGACGTCCTAGCACTCGCTCTATTCCGCAGAAGATAATCGTCGTAAAGACGATCGCTTCGAACGGGAAGCAGAGTGCTGAACCCATGGACGCGAACTTGGCGAGTCTCACGACTTCGTGAGAACCATCTCGCCGAGGCACATCAGCCTTCCGGCTCCGTGTCGAGTCCACCGCTAGCCGAAGCCACCGGTGATTCTGCAACAGGAGACGTACATGCTGATTGGAGACCCTATCCGAAGCCTCACTGAGATCCAGTGTGGCGAGAGTTCCAGTAATGGAGCCCTCTCTCGCGAGCCGTTGGTTTGGTTCTTGAGATTCGAACTGGATGAAATGCACTGGGTTGTCATGACCAGGCATCTCTTGCATCATCATCGAGAGAACCCCTTGCTGCATATACTGCATACAAGTAGGTTCGATGGCGATGATCCGAGGAGTCTTCAGCGTCTTGGGGACGGCGATAACCTTTACGGGTATCTCCTCCCCAGGTTCGAGGATCCGCACGTTGTCCATCCTATCAAGGAAGGACGGAGATGGAATGAGGTAATCCCAGTATGGGAACACCTCCTCCAACCGGGTGGTCCACGTCAGCTGATCATACTTCGCGTTACCGCGAAGTTTATCAGCCGTGGACCCTGGGCCATGCTTGGGCATCACTCCATCGTTGTAGACTCGAGAGTCTACAGACGAAAAGAAATCTGCCCAAAGCAGTCTCCCGATTCTGGCGAACCGATTGAGCCGATTAGGTTCAGATCGGAGCCGGAAATCAGCAACACGTAGATCCTGCTCACACTCCAGGAACTTGTCAAAGGCGCGCCAAACGCGCGCCTCAGAACAGGGAAGCTCAATCTTGCCAAACATCAGACAAATCTGACGGACGGCTCGAATGGCTTCGATGCTAGGTTCCTGGAGAAGACATCCATCGTCGCGGTTGAAGATAAGCTCTAGGAAACCTCCGAGGAATCGGGGGAGACCGCCCCTTCGCTGGAAACCAGCGAAAGAGTCGAGAGCGACGAACTGCTGCTCAAGGCCTTTTTCGAGGTCTGAGCAGAAGCTCGGCAGGGTTATCGTAAGAAACGACAACCCCTCTTCTTCAACGCGCCTCGCGATCGTTTTTTGATCACGAGTGGTGCTAGTGCCGCATCTGGTCCCCAGTTCTTCGAGGACCATATATGCGAGCGCGATCGGGCTTTTCACTTGCTCCTCCTGTATAAGGGGGTAGCGAGATCCTCGCCCATGTCCGCCATGCCGGTTAGAACCAGATCCGCCTACTCGCGATGATAAGATTCAACATCGCGAAAAGGATGTGGAGATATCTTTCTCTCCACATCCAGGGACGAATCAGTTCTCCCCACCCAGAAGCTGGGTGACCTTTGCTCCAGTCGAAGCCGCGAGATAGCCCGTAAGGGCATCTACGAGGTACTTCTGCTCCGTGACCGTGAAACCATTCACAGGAACGTCCACAACCAGATAGCACTTCATCAGGCTGCGAACGTTCTGTGATGGCACCAGGGGATCAGCGGAAACCTTTGACTGGGTCAGTCCAATCGTCCGACGCGTCCTCTTCCCGTAGGAAGAGGCAACGTTGAGCTGCACGAGGCCATCAGCAGTGCCAAAAGCACCGCTGTTGATCCCGCTGCTCGTTCGCGGAAGCGAAGTCGCGACAGCATTGATTGTGACTGACTGAGGGTCTGCATAAGACATGGGAACGCTCTCTGTTGAAGTTCGACAGGGTCAGGTTGACCCCATCGGGACGCGAGCACAAGAAGTGCACGTCACTCCCGAAGGCCTCAGTTGAGGAACTTCAGGTTACCGCCTGGAGCCTTGGTTAGACCCAAAGCGGCGAGGATGGCAATGCGTGCAGGTGAAAGCGCCTGCATGTCAATGCCAAATCCGTACGGTGTCGCTCTCAATCGTTCCTTACGGGAAACCGTATGGTAAGATTGAGATGAGATAGGAGCGCTAGCCCCGGGCTGCAACACAAGCCCGTTCTTAGCGTAGATACGTGTGCACTCAGTTCTGTGCATCACATACCCATATCTCAACACCAGCGAGTCACTGGACAGCGCATCGACGTTCTTAAAGAAACGGCCGATGTCAAAATTCCAGTCGACAAGCCAGGACCATGGTGTGAGTTCCCAGAAGGTACTCGCTGTAAAGCGGGTACCCAGCAGGTGGTTAGCCAGCTGCTCATAGTAGTACAACCTATCAAGGAAGCTATCTGCGTCCTGAAGGTGGTACTGCCAGGCTCCTGAGAACCACGCCTCGCTGTGATAGTTATCTATCACAGTAGTGGGAGGATTGTTCGAGTAAAAATCGCCTTGTAACCCGATGCCATAGAAAGCAGGCATCGCAAGGCCTGATGTAACGTTTGCACGTTGCACCGAACTCGAATTCCCACCGAGACTAGCCCGCCTCCGGACATATCTGTCGGAGTCTCGTCTGTACTGACGCAGGATTGCTCCCGCGTTCAGGACAGACTGAGCCATTTTCTGGCAATCATTCCAAAAAGGTTTGATGCCGAACTGCACATTAAGGTGCTCCTCCCCTATAGAAGAGGGAGAAAGCCCCTTATGATACAGTGCAGTTCCGACGAACTGAGGAAGACGTTCCCTCAACTCGCCGAGAAACTGTGCGAGGTTTGCCTCGGGTGCTGTCGGTATCGTCATGCTGATGAGCTTGGTCCCATCGATCACTTTTTGAGTGGGAGATGGGTAAGTCATCGGCGGCAGGGTGGGACTAAGGATAGGCAGAATGTAAACATCCTGCCCCCTAATCGCACCATGCGGTCCATTCGTCGAGCAGCCTGTTGGTTGAGGCCACAAATGACGAGTGTAGGACGACGAAAACTCATGGCCGTTGTCTGGAAGAGACCTTCCCAGGTCACCTTTCGACTCGTCCCTGAGCATCCTCGCAAAGTCAATTTGACTTCCCGAGGTACTGACAAATGCACCTGGACCGATGTCCGTCTGAGCACGCCTACCAGTTCGGTAGGACGTGGTCGTCTGGTCACCGGTCTGGAACACATCAATACCGGTATCTTGGTAGGTACCGGTGTTGAAGCCGCCCTGAAACCATTTCCAGTTAAAAACCAACCCTGGAAAGTTGCGGGTTTCAGTGACAGCCATGTGTTCGGTCCTTGGTACGGAAGGTCCGGTGAAGACCACCCAACACAGGGTATAGGCCAGAGTTTGGGACGAAAAGTCCTACTCAAGCTTGCCCTCGCTCGTGTTGGGCGGTCTTAGCAGGTCGCGCAGGGTACCTCGCAAGGGGTATCTGCACTAGTGCCGGGGGGGCCCATCTGGGG